ATATGCAAGTGGCACTTTCATTGTCTGGGTAACTACACCAGCATTATTTTTTCTTACTAAGTTTATATTATTAAATAGTGTACCAAAAGAAATGATGACTTTTCGCATTGTCTCATGGTAAAATTGTTGTCCTAACATTATTTACTCCCAGCATCACCAAATGGGTTAGTCTCTGAAAAATCAAGAACATCATCATCCAATTGGTCAAATAGTTCATTTTGTGCAGACTTATCTAAGTCTGTAGTCGTTGTACTTGCGTCACCTATTATATAGGTTTCTTGTAACAAGTATGCTTTATCACCACTATCTGCTGAGTTTTCAAGTAGTATGTTCTCTCCGGCAGAAGTTGTTTCATCTTCCATAATAATTTGATCTCCGTCAGTTTCTTCAAGTAATACACCAAAGGTATTAACAGTATCATTGATCTCAAGACCTTCATTGTAAGTAGAGGATTGTTCTAGTGTAAATTGATGTTCCCCAACATCGGCAGATAGATCTGTTTCTATATTATCAAGAACTGTAATACCAGTATCAATTGCTTCTTGACTGTACTCATATTGTTTACATCTAAGTTTATATACAGGGTTATTATCTAGTTGATGGAAAGGGTCGTCATGGTCTACAAAACTAACCTCAAATAGTTTATTAAGTATAGGTGTGAATATTAGATCACCCTCTTGTGGTCTATCTGCATCTGTAGTTGCAGTGTCATTAATAAGATAGAACTCGCTACCACTCTCTTCTGATAATATAAAAGATGTATTGTCATCTTCTAACATTATCTTATCGTCTGCATCTGTTGATGAACTATCAGTGCCACTTAGAGTCACAAAACTTTGTGTAATTTGTGTTTCTAATCTAGATGAAGTTGTAGTCTGGTCGATTGTACCAGCTTCTAGTTGTATCGAACCACCTGTTGTTCCTGTTCCGTCCTCTAGTGTAATTTGACTATCAAGTTCTTGAAATCGTTTCTTATTGACAACAAAGGTTATCTCGTTTCTATTCTCCAATCCAAACTGTGTGATTATCTCTCGTTCACCAGCATATCCACCAGTTGCATCTTCAACATACATTTCTATAGGGTGTTGTGTTGTAAACTTACTGAGAGAGTCCTCACCTAAAACATCATCTCTTGCAACTAGAGTTCTGTCAATATAGTATACGTCATGTCCGTATATCTGTATCGCTTCTTTAATTAAGTCACTGTATAGATTTCTCTCTGCTTGTATTGATGCAAGATTATTTGTTTTGAATATTGCGTTGACAGCCATGACACTATCCCATCATGTATTCTGGTGGTAATTCGAATGCGAGTTGTATCTGTTCTTCTAATCGTTCTATCTCTTGTTGTGCTTGAGAGTATATCTCTCCACCATTCATCTCAACTCCACCAAGTAGTTGTACTCCTGTGAACTTAGATAAGTTTGCACCCCACTGCCTTTTGATAAGTGCAGTCGCATATCTTTTTAGATAGATATCATCAAAGATGTCTGGGTAAGATGATGGGTCTATCTTTCTGTAACACTCTATGATAAGAAACTCGTCCACTGCAATGTCATTTGCAAAGTCCATGTCTATGTACAAACGATTTTGGTGTTGATTGAAACGTATGGGTTTCTCTCCTACCAGTATGTGTGATAGAAAGTCCAGTTGTTGCATTGTCATCTGGTATTGTACTATTGATGTTGATGAAAAATCATACAAGTCATTCAGTCTGAGTTGATACCGAATATCAAACATATTGTTTGTTGCTTGATCATCAAATGGGAATATTTGCAGAACCGATACGACAGCAGACGGCATGGGTATAAAGTTTTTACCCTCTAGAAATGTTGCAGAGATTGTTCCATCTTTTGTGTCTGTTGCAGTGGTTTCATCATTCGTTGCAGCTCTATCAATATCGTCCTGTGTAATTTTATATTTAAGATACATCTTCTCAATACCATCATAGTGATATTGTGCAAAGTATTGTAGTGCTTCATCTATTCTGTCATCTACCTGTGCGTCTGATACGTTTATATCTATCACACCAAACCCAAGATTTCTTAAACAGTAATCCTTAAATGTTGCTCTGGTGGTGGGTATCGCCATCTAATTATTCCTTATGAGTGATCATTATCAAATTGGAATGTGTTCCATCCTACACCAGATAGTGTTATTCCGTGTGATGCAAGAACTAATATTGGGTCTGAGGTTGCATCTTCAAGTAATATTCTGTCTCCGTCATTTGCAGACGTATTCTGCACTATATTGTCACCAGCATTTGCAGAACCATCTGTACTATTTAGTATTAATCCATCTAAAAGTTCTATTGTTCCTGTCTTATCTGGTAATGCAACTGTTCTATCAGCAGTGGGTTCATCTATACTAAAGGTTGTTTCATTTGCATCTGCCGTTGCACCTTCAAATACAAATGCTTCTGTAACATTCACAACTTGTTGGTTTGTGGTGACAGTTGTTCCAGAAACAGTCAAATCACCAGCGATAGTTACAGAACCACTCGCGAGTGTAATTAAGTCTGTGTCATCAGTATGACCTATCGTAGTTCCATTGATAATCACATTATCTACTGTAAGTGTCGTAAGTGTTCCAACTGTTGTAAGACTTGATGCAGTTATACCACTTGCGAGTGTTGTACCTGTAAGACCTGTCTCAGCTGACACTGCACCAGATCCAAACTCAACTGCTGTTCCACCACTATTTACCTTTAATACTTGACCAGCAGTTCCTAGTGAAAGTGCAACACCTAAACCACCATTACTTAATGCGACTGTATCTGATGATTGAAACTCTGCAAGACCTGTCGCAACATTACTTGCGTTGAAAACTGCTTTGATTGGAGCTGCGTCTGCCATATCTATAATCCTTTAAAATGTAAACAACTCTGGGTTGGAGTCCTCTAACGCAGTTCCGTCAGATAATGTAAATGAACCAGCATCAGTAAATACATAACTAAGACCCTTTGATTGAAATTTAAATGTTGCGTTTGCAGTTGATGTTCCACCAGCTCTACTAAAAAAGGAAACGTCCACTGATGTTTTACCATTTGTTCCAGCAACTGCAATTGTATCTGCTGAAACTTTTGAACCTTGAGGTAGAGTAACACCATCAGCAGAAATAGATACTACACCAGAGCCATCAGAGGAAATTGTCGCACCACCTAAGTCGATTGTTTGTCCAGATAAAAATAACTCTTTGAATCTTTTACTTGAAGATCCTAAGTTTCTTACATTGTTTTGATCTGGAATTATATCTTCTGTTACAGCTGAAAGTTCAGGCACACTACCAAAAGTATCATCCTCTAAATCTATTCTACTTCCAGCATCTGAACCATCTGAGTCTGTCCCATCTAATAAAACTGCACTACCAGTTTCTAAAATTAAATCTTCTGTTTCTAGTGCAACACCATCAAACTTACCAGTTGTTGCATTAAATCTTAAAACATTTTTATCGACTAACACAGTATCAATATCAATATCATCCATGTTCTGTATTTTAACTTCACCACTTCCACTACTTGAAAATGCGTTTTGTCTAGACTCTAGGTTACGTTGCATGAGAGTTCTAAACTGCTCAAACTCTTTGCGTAGTCTAGTAAGACTATCCTCTGGCTGTGCAACTTTTCTTTGTAACGATGTTTGATCTGGAGTGAGTAGACTATCTTTGATAGAATTTGGAAAACTCTGTTCACTTATATCAACTGGTTTCTCTTTGGTGGGAATTTTTTCAATATCATTTAAAACTTTAGACATGAATTTCTGTTCATCGACAGAGATCATAGCTTTTTTAATTGTTTTAGATTTTTTGGGTTGTATTGATTTTTCTTGAAATTCTTCTACTACAGGTTCAAGTTTAGAGGAGTTGGTAAGATCGTTTGGAAGTAAAGACGCAAAGAGTTCTTCTATTGCTTTGACTTTCTTATCATTCTTATCCACATCTTTTTTAATCCATTCCCCTACATCACTTGTGACATCATCAGTTGGATCATCTTCTGGTGCTGGTTCTACATCACTTGGTAGGTCATCTGGATAATCTTCTTTTTGTTGAGAAATATTTTCAAATAAACTAGCAAATTCATTGAGTTTGTCTTTACTATCTTCGTTTGAAGTTTTTGTTTCTTGGGATACTTTCTCTAGTTCAGTGAATAAACTAGATAGGTCTGACTCTGTTGTTTCAACATAATCTATTTTCTTCTTTTCTTCAAGTTTAGTTTCTTTTGCAATAGACTCTAACTTTTTAAAAAGTTTACCCAACTCTTCTGTAGCACTATCAGACATGAAAAATCCTCTTTATGGTATTTATAAAGAGTATAAGTTTATATTGTTTACCAAAACTTATATAGTTACCCAACCCTTTGTTTTTGGATTTCCAGTATCAGCTTGGTACACATCTTCATCCCATACATAAGATGTACCCTCATCATCAGGCTCATTCTTATAATCTTCGGGTTTTGGAATAGGGGGTATCCAACTCCATGTTGTGGTATCAAAGATGTGACTATCTAAACTACATGATGGATGGTAGAAAACATCATTCTCAGCATCATATTTCATACCTATACCAGCAAATCTATATCGTAATGCTTTACTTTGATCTGCACTCTCCTCACTAAAATCTTGATGTTCTTTAGAGACATAGTGTTTTCCATCATTGGTGTTGTAACTTGTCTTTATCCATTTGGATTTATCACCCCAATTACCAGTGTCAAGTTCTGCTTCTTTGATTACGATAACTCTTATGACAATGTTATTTTCGTCTATCTCTGCCCAGTGTCCCATAACATTTATCCTTATTGATATTGATATCTAACCATAACTATTCCAGAACCGCCAGCAGCAGCGTTTTTATTATATTGAGCTCCTCCACCACCTCCACCAGTATTGGCTGTGCCTGAACCAGCATTGCCAGGACTACCAGGCGCGTAATTAGCACCACCGCCGCCACCACCAGAACCACCAGTACCGCCAGGATCACCCCAAGTATATCCACCACCACCGCCGCCACCACCTCTGGTGGCACTATTGTAGTTTGCATTTCCTGTGGTTGAGCCTGGGCCACCTGATTTCGTATATACATTGTTGGCAGGAGTACCTTTTCCACCGCCTCCGCCACCACCACCATAATATGGTGCTCCAGTTTGTGAGTCATTATAGCTATTATATCCATCATTTCCTTGACCAGATATACCATCCCCACCATCCCAACTCTGGGGATTGTTGTTGTGCTGACCACCTCCACCAGAACCACCATTTCCAGCTGCAGTCTTAGTATCTCTATCAGTTGCACCTCTACCACCACCAGTGGATGTCGCAACATTAGCTATTACACTATTACTACCATTTGCATTTTGTGGTGAAGTTCCAGCACCACCACCACCAATAGTAACAGAATAATTAGTAGCAGAGGCACTAAATGTACCAGTGCTATAACCACCAGCACCACCGCCACCGCCGCCGTGTTGACCGCCTCCACCACCACCAGCAATAACAATATAATCCACTGTATTACTTCCAGCGCCCGCTCCTGTTGATGAAAGACTAAGTGTTCCAGATGAATTAAAGTAGTGAAACTTGAAGTTTCCAGATGTGGTTGTCTGACCACCTGTTCCACCAACATATGAGTCGTTTGATGCACCATAAAATTCATTAAAAGCACTTGTTGCACCATCAGATTTATCAATCATACCTCTTATGTCAGCATCATTTATTGATGCTGTTGCTCCAGATGTTCCCCCAACCTCTTGGTGTATATCATCTAGACTTATTGCTCCAGAGTTTTGTAGTACCATTCTTACTTACCTTTCTCTTGGTTTTCTTGCCATAATGGATGTTGACATATTGCATCTATGTCTTTCTTTACACTTGTGATGTCACGATTTACTAATTCAGACAATTCTTTTACTGCTTCTATTAGCACAGCGGTTAGTCTTCCATAATCTACTGACTTAGTTCCTTGTTCATCATCTGCTGTTAGAACAACTTGGGGGTAAAACTTTTCAACCTCTTGTGCGATAACACCTATCTGTTCACCACCCTCTACGTTATCATTTCTCGTATATGAAACACCTCTCATTTGTAATACTTTTTCAAGACTACTTTTTAGTGTGGTGATATCAGACTTGAGTCTTTCATCTGAGAATGCAGTTACGTTGTTGTTAAATGTGGCTGCACCAGCACCAGACATATCAAGAGTAAGTGCAGTAATCTCTGTACCACCATCATTACCTTTAACTACAAAGTCTTTATCTGATACTAATGACTTGACTGTTAGATTGTCACTATCCATGCTGACATGACCTACATTAGTCGAACCATCTTTGAATATTACCTCATCACCACCAGCATCTAAGACAATATCTCCAGCGACATCAAGTGTCAAGTCACCAGAGGATAGGTCAATCTCTGTTCCGTCTATGGTTATGTTATCTACTGTGATACCACCATCAACATCAAGAACACCACCAGAACTTAGTGTCATCTTTGATGCGGCTGCCTCTGAGGCGGCAGTTTTGAATACAAGTTTAGTTGCGTTTGCGTCAGCAGCAAAGTCACCCTCTGAAACTGCTTCGATACCAGCGGCAACTAATATCGCATCTGTTCCAGTTCCTTCATCTGGTGCTTGGAAGTTGATTGTTCCTAGTACATCATTCGCGGCTATGTCTGTATCACCACTTTGTAATGTTAGAGTTGGTGATGAACCATCAGCAGTTCTAAGGTCTTTCAGTGTTAGATTACCTGTAGAACCAAGTATCAAAGAACCACCATCAGTTCCAGCGGCTGCAGAGTTACCTGTTACAAATCTCATTGAAGCTGCGTTGTTGTCAGCGGCAAAGTTACCCTCAGAGAAAACATCAATTACACCAGCGTTAAGTATCGCATCTGTTCCTGCTCCCTCGTCTGGTGCTATAAATGCAACCCTACCTAGAACATCATTAGCAGCGATATCATTATCACCAGCTGCAAGAGAAAGTGTTGGAAACTTATCGTCTGAGGTTGATGCGTGTTTAAGTGTAAGACCACTATCTGCAACGTGTGTTAGTGTAATCTCTTGGTCATTACCAAACTGTATTGTTCCACCATCTGCAAGAAATAAGTCTGAGAACTCTTTTGTTGCAGAACCAAGTGTCGCTCCGTCTGCACTTGTTGGAAGTAGTGCTGTGGTTACTTGAGCACTTGTTAATGTTTTGTTTGTAAGTGTGCTTGTTGTATCAGTTCCGATTAATGTTGTCGCAGTATTAGGTAGAACTATCGTGATGTTACCACCAAAGTCTGCGTGTGCAGGCGCTTGTAGTTGAGCATAGTGTGCGTTTGATGACTCGCAGTAAAATCTTACATATGACTCTGAACCACCATTCTTGATTGATATCGCACCTTGTTGTATTTCAACACCATCTGAACCATCAATCTGAAACACAGCAGTTCCGTTGAGTGTTGCACTAATATTACCATTGGCTGCATCTGTGATTGTTATTGCTGACGAGTCTGTTCCAGAGTTTGTGTCCAGTACTAGATCACCTGTGCCATTAGTGGTTATCTTTGCAGACGCATTAGAGTCACCAACAACCACTGTGTCTGCAACCAACGCCACATCACCTGTTCCGTTTGGTGTCAATGTAATATTATTGTTTGCACCATCTGTGATTTCAATTGTACCAGAGTTAGTTCCAGAGTTTGTAGATAACTTCAAATCTTGTGTGCCTGGAGTAGATAGATGACCAACCTCAGTACCACTTCCTAGTGTAATAAGATCTGAGTCTAGAAGAATATTACCTGTTCCGTTTGGTTCAATCTCTACGTTTGCGTTTGAAGCTGATGTAATCTTATTGCCATTAACATCAAGGTCACCTCCAAGTTGAGGCGTTGAGTCACCAGCAAGAGATGTCAAACCACCAGCAGAACTGATTAGATCATCAACTGTAATCTTTTTTATTGTTGTTACGTTTATATCTGCAATGAGTAAAACATCAGTTCCTCCAGCAACATCACCAGAACTGAGTGCAGTCTTATCACTAAAGATTGCTGTGTCTGTTGTGTTAGTTAAGAAAACTGTTCCTGTTGCGTCTGGTAATGTGATTGTTCTATCGGCAGTAGGGTCTGCGACTGTAAGTGTTGTTTCGTTACCATCATCTGTCGCACCTTCAAAAATGATTGTTCCATCTTCTAAGATATTGAGTGCAGAGGTTGATGTAGTGGTTGCACTAACTGAACTAAATGTGAGAGTTCCAGATTCTAATCCGTTAACATCAGTCTGTAGATTGTTGAATTGTTGTCTAAAATTCTCAAGTGTGTTAGTTGTTGCTATTTGGGTTGCTGATATTGCCATATTAGTCTCTTTCCAATAATGTTTTTAACATACTCTTAATTTCATGCATCTCACATTTGAGATTATTTATCTCTCTAGTTGCACCTCTTATTTCATCCCTCTGTCTTTGGGCTTCTTCTGCTCTTCGTTTTGCAAGATTGTATGCATTTTTATCTTTATTTATAATCGCATGAGTGTTAGTATCCCTAACTAAATTATTATATCCCTGTACCTTCATATAATCACTCATCTTATGTCGCCAATGCAATAACTCTCAAATCTTTGATGAGTGGTGGATTAGCTGCATCTGTCCCTTGCATCACTATCTTGATTTGAAATTGTGAAAATTCTGAAAGTGGTTCTCCAATACCATCATCCTTAACACCAGCGGTGAATGAATATTCTTGGAAGTCTGTGTCTGATAGTGAGTTTCTCACTGTAGAGTCAGTCGTTCCTGTATCGTTGAAGAATACAAATCCTTTTTCATCTATATCTACTGATTCATCAGACCCTAAAGTCTTATGTAATACTTTTATATCTGAGGTGAACTTCTTTGCAGCCGCAAAGAATACTCTAATAGATGTTGCTGGATTTTCAAGTGCAATATTTCTTGTTAGATATATTGCGACATTGTTATCACCATCTGGTTCAGTTGATGCGTTAAAGTCAGTTGTAGGATACACATCAGATGAACTATCAATATTATTAATTCTATTTGCAATCAGATTAACTGATGCTCTGTCTAAATCAATGACTGGAGATATGTTTGCGTTTGATGTAGATAGTTTTAAATCAACAAAAAATGATTTTGTACCAGATAGTTCATTTGTTTCGTTTATTTGAGATGCAACCATTCTTGTTGTTTCAAATAGAAAGTTCTCTCCAAGAGGAAATGATTGTGCGTTTGATGCCGTGGTTGTTTGAAATGATGTTTCAGTGCCACTTGGACTTGTTGCAGATGTTGTTCTGACAGTTGAAGCAATCGTAGTGTCAGTCAACTCTAGTGCAGATATAGCACTTTGTATCAGTTCAAATCTATAGTTTGCACTTGCGAACACAGCAATTCCACCAACTTCTACAACTCCAGATGTACCACTTACAGATGGTGTGGATGAAATAGAAACTGTGTATGAGTCGATACCTATGTCTGCAATTGCAGTGTGTGTTTTGTTTATCTCAGTTAAAGGAACACCATTTATTTGATATAATTCTACTGTAACACCAACTGCGTGTGCGGCTGCATCTG